ATAATACTTATGAAAGTTATATCCCTTTACTTCTTAATAGTCCTTCTATAAGCTCAAAAGCAGACATTATAAACAATAAATACACAATTTCGAGTGTATCATTATCTATATCAAATGCTTCCTATAATGGCAAGATTTTTTCAGACGATATTCCTAGCTTACTAAATGCAGTAGTACAAGTGTATTATGCTGCTAATGGATTAGATAGTTTGGATGATTGTCTTTTAGTGTATACAGGTACTATTAGACGTTATAATCAATCGGCAGAAACTCTAAACCTAACACTAGAAGATTTAACACAACAAAAATTAGAAACAAAAATACCTGCAACATTAATAGAAGATGATGGTTACCATAAAACAGAAGATATTGGTAAACCTTACCCTATGGTATATGGTTTAGTTGACAAATCACCATTAATATATAATTTAGAAAATAAATTAGAAATAGATAAGCCAAATAGAAATATTAAAAACTATTGGACAGGTGAAAGTATTATGAATTTTGGTAATGATTATATTACTAATGACCATAAATTAGCTACAAGTGGATATTTAAAACAAAACGCTTATTTATCTGTGTATGAAGGGGGTTTTGTTCCTATATATGAAATTGGAAGTAGAAGTTGGGGTTCGAGAATACACGAAAATTTAGAAAATTCATCTATATATGAATTTGTAAGTAGTACAGAAAATTATTCAGCTAACATAAAATTGAACACAGAAACATTTATTTATGAAGGTAAACAACTTGATGAAGATACAGGAGAATATATTAACATAGGAAAACAAGGAATACCTGCTAGAGTATATAGACCAATAGAAAAAGTAATATTTTCAGGTGTTAATGATTTTAGTGAAAGTCCTGAATCAGAAAATAGATTTATTGGGTATCAAGATGATAATGGTTTAATGACAGCTATTGCAGAAGAAGTAAATAATACAGGAAATAATAGAGATGATGAATTTGGTGCACAAATATTATATGATGAATTTTGGGATGATGGACCACAAGATGGTGAGGTTTTAAAATATTGGCAACCAACAAAATTAAATGAAGCACATATTAATGGTGATGAAGATGAAATATTTGATTATGTTGATAGAAAATGGGAAGAATTTTATGATTCATATTCAGCAGCATATTTTCCTGTTGATTGGATTCAAAATGGTCAATTAAATACAGGTTTACATATATCTGCACAAAATAGAGGAAAAACTGATGCAGAAGCTCCTAAATTTGGTTCATTTGTTAGATTACAAATGAAAGATAACGTAGGTGATTTACCTTGTGTAACGAAAATATTTTATGATATTGATTATTTTGTAATAGGAAATTTGTTTCAACAAAGACAATCAGCACCTGTTAAATTTTGGGTTGAAAGAGAATTAGTTAGAGGTACAATGGCTGATGAAATTTATTTTACTGCTAATGGTTTTTTAAATTCACAATATTATCTATGGGAAGATTTTAGAGATACAGATGAATGGGTTACTTTTTGTAAAATTCCTAATACTACACACAATTTTGAAATTAATTTAAATGCTGAAGAAGCAGGTTTAGATGATTTAGGTTATGTTACTTGGGCACATATTATTAATACAAATGGAATACTTAATAATACAGGTTATGATAATATCATCAAAAATTTTGATACTACAAATGCAACTGATACAATAAATTGGGGTATGGCTCAATTTGGTAGAGATGAGATTGTTCATAGTTGTATAGCAAATTTAAAAGAAATATATATTATACAAGATGCTTTAGTTATAGATTATAACAATAGACAATATCACGCTGATATTGCAGGTAGAACAAAAGATGATGTAGTTATTTCTACTGCAGATGAAATAATGTCAGATATTTTAAAAGATGAATTATTATATGATGGTATTATTGATAATGAACAAGCTAATATACAAACAGGATGGCAATACTCATTTACTTTAAATGAACAAAAAGAAGCAAAATCATTATTTGAGGGTATGTTTAAATCATCTTTATTGATTCCGTCATTTGATAGTGCAGGACAATTTAAATTTATAGGTATCAAACAAATAATTAGCTCTTATGATGATATTGTTTTTATTAACACAGAAGATGTTGTTAATTATTCTTTTGAATTAACGAAAATAGATGATATATACAATTCTGTGAATGTTAAGTACAAAAAAAATTATGGTTTAGGAGAATATGATGAACAAACAGGATATACAATAGCTGATACTTCATATAATACTCTTGATGAGTACACAACTTTTGAATTAGGATATAGTAGTAATGATGCTTATGATATTGGTTATTACGGATTAGATTCAGAAGATGCTAAATTGGAAGTAGAAACTGAATATATTAGAGATAAATATACTGCACAAAAATTACAAAAAAGACTTTTATTATGGTATGCTAATCAACATTTAATTACTAAAATAGATTTACCTCCAAGTTATATAAATTTTGAAGCAGGTGATTATATAAGATTTGATAATCTTTTAGGCAATAAACTTGCTTTTGGGTATGATTATACAAAAAATGAACGTAGAAATGGACAGCTTATATATCCTGTATTTTTTGTTACAAAAGTATCTAAATCATTATCTAAAGTTAGTATAGAGGCAGTTCAAGTACATCGTGGCGAATATGGTTTTCAAGGTTTAGAAGAAGATACTGACCCTGATTCAATAGATGAAGGTATTATAGTAAATGGTGATGGTGATGATGTAACAGAAAATAACCAAATACCTGACCCACAAGACGACCCTAATTATAGTGAAGATTCTATAGGAACTGATGAGTTTGAAGTGGAAGAAGATGATTATCTTAGAATACAAATGGGTTCTAACACAAATTTAAATACTAACCAAGTGGTTGCACTTGTAAGTACAAATATGGATGAATCTTGGGAATACAATATTTGGGTGAGAGCAATAACATCTGAATTTGAATATAATGGAGTTCAGTACAATGCAGGTGAATATGAAGTAGGCGATTTATCAGGTATGGATTTAGTAAATCACGCATTGACTATGCAAGATAGTAATGGTTACATAACTATTGAAAGAAAATTTGAAATATTTCCACAAGGTGCAGTAATAGAATTTGTTTTAGAAGTTAAAAATACACAATTTACATTAGAAAAACTTTTTGACCAATTAGGCATAAATGAAGAAGATATTACAATAGGCGATTTAAATAATGATTTAAATGTAAATATATTAGATATAGTTAGGTTAGTACAAATAATATTAGGACACGGAGATGAGCCGACTAACCTAGAAGAAATTGCAGGTAATGCAAATCAGGATAACGTATTAAATGTTCAAGATGTAATTATACTTATTAATCAAATATTAGGACAATAATGGCAACAGTAAAAAATATTAAAGATATATATGATTTTAGTAGTAAAATAGCAAGTGGTACTGCTAGTGTAATATGCCAACAAGGTGAATGTTTAATATCATCTGATACTGATATACTAGGCATTGAAATACATTTTACAGGAAAAGTAAATATAAAACCTACATTACCTGAAGGTTGGTATTTAAGGGGAAATAATAATAAGATTATAATCTTTACTATGCAAAATGTTCCCATAAAAAATCAATTATTATTTCAATATGAGGGCAAAATAACCCTTAATAAATGTATTGTTGCAAATTCAGAAGCCAAACAAATTAAATGTATTGTTAAAAAAGATGAATCTCAATGGATTAAGCAAAAATGGTCTTTAGATGTAGAAGCTGATACTTGGGATAACTTTAAAGATATTACACCGAATGGTAAGGTAACTAAAACAAGTTACATTATAGATGATGATTTACCTGAGGTAGATAAAACAAAAATTAAAACAAGACGTAGAACAACAACATCTACAAGTGGTGTTAGTTCAGGTAGCACAGGAGGATATTAATGGGAAAGCAAGTTAAAACGCCAAGATTTTATGTAGATATGGTAACATTTTTACACGCCACAGGACAACTAGGTTGGGATGATGCAAATGGTGGTGCAGAATTACTATATATGAATTGTGCTAATCCTTATCTATACGAATCTGAAGAAACAGAAAATCAAGTAACACCTTTTAAAATTGGCGATTCTACGAATAATATTGCAAAAACATCTTTTCCTGTAAATTTTGTGGCTCTTTTAAACCATAATTTACATCACCCTCAAGGATTTAGAGTTATCGGAAAAAGTAATTATCCTTTTGAAACAGATGCCCAAACTGAAGCACCAAGATTTGTACCATCTGAAACAGGTAGTGTTTTAAACTCAAATTTTTCAGGACAATTAATAAGTCCTCAATATAATGGAACAACTTTATATACCTTTGAAAGTCAAGATGCTTATTGGAGGCAATTTAGCATATATTATGGAACTCCTGAAGAACAAGCTCTTGAAGCAGGTAAACATCAATTAGGCTCTTTAGTGGTAGGTAAGTATTTTGATTGTCCTAACTCGCCTGATTTGAACCTTACAATGTCAAGACGATTTGATGGTATTAAACGTCAAAAAACTGTAGGTGGTAAAACACTTGCTAACATATACTATGATGGACCAACAGACTGGACTATGAATGGTCCTAATGGAACATATAAATACTCACCATTTGAATTAGATTATCCAAAATCAGTTGTAGATACAGATGATTTTAATCAAAAAGTTAAAAGTGGTATAGGTCGTAAAGGACTTAGAAGTTGGAAACTTACATTTTCTTATATAGCAGAAAGTGATATGTGGATAGATAATGAGGTTTCTAACACACTAACGTCAGACGATGTA